GTTGAACCGTCTTTATGCAATGCTATCCTTCTAGTGGATAAGCCTCTGAACTAGACCGTAAACTAACACGGTGATGCGCCAAACTATAGGTAAATCTTATAAGATATGGACTTATATAGCTTTAAGTAAAACTTACTTACAAGCTTAGCTTCTTTATCCTTGAGAGCGCCGATGTCTAAGACATTGGCACGACTCTCTTTGGAGAATAGAAACTTAGCCCTATCCCAACCATTTTCTATAGGTATCGCTTTGAGACCATCCTGGAGCTCTTGCTCCAACTGGTCCAACTTAGCGGGTACACTAAACGCATCTAAAAGATATATCCAGAAACCAGGATTAAATGGTTTAAGGAGTAATTCTAGTAACCTCATTGCTAACCCTCTAGTTGCGAATAACGATAATGCTTCAGAAATGAAGTTCGTTAAAGCAACATGAGCAGCATCCCTTTGTCTTTCAAGTTCTCGATTCATTAGGCTCCGCAAGGAGAACCATAATGCATCTGGGAATTTGGCAATATCTGCACTAAAGAAATCTGTATACCTTTTCAGCGTGCGAACGTTGATTAGGCTGATTTCTCTGTACCAGCTATTGTTGGCAAAGGTCATTAGCAAGGTTGTACGACAAATCTCCTGTGCGGTTCGTTTGTTAAACAAACCACCGGGCAGATTCCGTATTAACTCTAGAACTCTTTCGGGTGAAAGGCAGAAAACGTCTATTGCTTTCAATACTAGAGCAGGTAGGTAGTATGCACTTCGCGAAGCTGATAAAATTATACCAGCCCCGAGAGGCGTTATGTCAAGTCCAAAGCCTCTGAGTTTCTTAGCGAACTCTGTAAATCTCTTTGAGATCACAGATTTCCCTAAAGAAATCTTAAGGCCAAGCTCCTCCATGAGTTTCAAGTATTCTTGGGCGGCTTTATCGTTATTTATAACAATATCGTCCCCTAGAACACAGTAATTCCCAGTGATCGGCTTTTGTGAACTTTTAATAAACGCGATTCTCGCTATCACATGATGTGAAAGCGCAAGCATAGCCCACGAGCTCAGAGCACCCATAGGTTGCCCGACTTCGTATCTAATTGCTAAACGTGTTCCCTTAGGCTCTATGTATGATTGATATATTTCTCCATTGGGTAAAGTATGAAGTTCGGTTTCGAACAATCCGTAAGGATCGAGCGTATCGGCTTCTTTATTTACGCAACGAGTTATATCGTTACATACGTATAACCAGCTTATGTCGAGTAATTCTCTCCACAAGTCTCCCGGAAGACCCAATTCATTTAAGATTTGGTTCTGAAGGTCAATAGGTAATCTGTCGGTTGCTGCACTAAGATCATAACCAGTTAGATTTTCTCTAAAATCTGATCGTGTTAGAAGTTTGTTAAAACAAGCTTCCTGATCGTGTGTACCATCCTGACTAATTCCCTTAAGAAGTCTGAATATAGATTCATGCAGGCCAGCAAAGGCTGATTGATACCACCAATTTGTGGCAGCAACAACCCGTGCTTTTCCCGCTTGATTATATACAACTCCTAACTTACCAAGCCATAGTGGTCGGCAGAATTTGAAATGTTGGATAATTAACAATATCCAGCCAAATGCAAATATCAAGAACAAGAAATAGAAGACCCATCCATAAGCTCTCTGGATTAACATCCATTGAACCAACGGAAGGATTTTGCTTCGATTTTCGCGTGAAGATATAAATGCAATTGCATCAATACCTGCGCTCCATGTGGCAAAAGTACCGTTAGGACCAGCCTTCTTTGAGATTAAAGGTTTGAAGTTACCTAGACTTAATCTAGGATATGCGTCTTTGTGACCCATAGATTTCAGAGCAGCCTTCATTTCCTCAACGGGTAACAACTTTGTTGTTCCTGTGAAAGGTTCCTGTACAGTCACCAGAGATGGTTGAACTGTAGTAGGGAAGGTTCTGAATATCCCTAAGATGGACAGTGTAGCAATAATTACTCTTCGAGCTACTTGCGATCGCATAGTTTTATCTATGAACGATCGGAGTACCTCTCGGACGTAACCAGGTATGATAGTAGGCAATCCATATTTATCTCTCCCCACAAAGGAAGAGGTGAAATCTGGTGTTCCGGCTAAGGCCCTTGTAGTTAATCTGTTTACCTCTTTGAGGTAAGCGAAGGTCCAGGTAAAACCTGAGGCCTTAATTAACTTAGCTATACGTTCCACAAGAATGTTATAGTTAGCTCTCATGTGTGTAGTCGATGTAATCCATGCGGTTATTTTAACATAGTTTTTAAACTCATGTTGTCGTATCCATCGATTTCCTTTTTCAAGGGATCTGGACTTTCGCCCTACAGCTTTCGCTGTTCGGTGAATAAGACTTTCGAGTAATAAAAACTGGTTCCAACAAACGCTTAAAACGTGTTTAATGAATTTCATTTGAAAAATAATGAGATCGTTAGTGCTGCCGACGGCTACCAACCTTGATACGTTGGTAACTTGGTCGCTCTCCGAATACGGGGACCTCGACGCTAGCTTATTGCTAAGCCCGAACTACTCTATTCGTAGCCTCCTAGTTGCCCCTTTCAGGGTCTAGTCAAACGGCCAGTACGTTAACACGTCACCGGTTTTACGGAAATACGTGGCAAGGATCTACTTGCGTAGCACTTCTCCGAGGGGGTATCAAGCCCCTCGTTGCTGAACGCCCATTAAGGCGAGGCACGAGTGGGGTATCAGTGCGATGTGTATGTAGTACCGAGCCCTCCAGTTATGAAACTAGATGGTATTCGGCCTTTTTACATAAGAACTATGAGCTTTAG